ATGCCATATCTTGCGAGCCGCCAATCACCAGAACCGGAGAAGCCGCCAAAGCCCGTGACAAGCTACCGAAGGCTGATACTGGCGGTCATGTCGGTCGTATTTGCGGTTAGTGTACTGAGCGTGTGCGTCCTGTCGGTTACAGCGGCGTGACCTACAGGAGACTTCGCACCCTCATCATGGCTCTGGGTCCACGCGCGTTCAAAAGCTTGCCCGATGGCGTCGGTTTAAAGACCGCGATCCAAGCAAAGAACGAAGGTCTGGTCGAAGCGGATGGCGAATTCTCTGCCGTCTCGAAGTACCGGCTGACGCCAGCGGGGATCGCGCGGAAAACGATGTATGGCGGTCCCAAGCGAAATTGAGTGTCTTCGCTGGAACAGCGGGACAAGTCGCAAGTTGGACATCCGCTGACCTCATTGCTTATGGGTCGGTCGTAATGATGCTCTCTGCCGCGCTCCCCCCTCTCTTACCCGCGCGGCAGAGAGCACTCCCCCAAAACTATGCGAGCACGTACGCTTCTATCGCCGCCGCTATGAAAGCTTCTCTTGCAACTTCGGTCGCCACCAAGCCTTCAGCCGCATGCTTACACAGTAGCATCGCTCGTTGATAATGGTGTCCGCGCTCATGAGGCCACCTGTTCTGAAGGTAGTGGATCGCGTCCGAGGCACTTTCGACAGGTTCGGATGATCCGTGTCCAATCCGCACAAGTACGGGCGCACGAAATGGTGCGCTCGCCAAAATATCGACAGCCATGACTTACTCCCTATACTGCCGCTTTGATCTTAATTTTTAGGCAGATGCCAAATATTTGGGCGAGATTTCAGTCTTGTCAAGAAACATGAGTGACTAACAGCTAAATTAGCCTCAATCTATTTCCCGGCAGCAATTCGATCTGCTTCTTGCTTTCGAGATAGAACAGCGCATTCAAGATTTCTTCTTGAGTGTAGCCCAGCCCTATCAGCGGAATGCCGATGTCGAACATGCTGATTGGCGTGTCAGGCTTGGCATTCAACAAGCGTAGTTGCTCAAGTAGTGCGTCTGTCGGTTCCATGTCGGTTAGCCGCATTGAGTGAAACGTTCCCCATACGTTCTTTCAAGACAACTAGTCAATTTAATAACTTGGGACAACTGAAAGCTATTGCAACTTCTCGCATCTTTCCGCTGCCCTGCCGTCTCTGCTAGCTTATGGCGAAAATGGGGCACACAGATGTATTTCACGGCTTTCGAAGCGCTGGAACCAGCCGATCTCACCACGCTCAAGACCGTGCTCGAAGAAATTCGCTTGGATCGCGGCATCGTCGCGCCTGACCCAAGCTTGGACGAATTGACACGCGATCTCGTCAATCTGTGGCTCGCTGGTTTTCGTGGTTCTTGCGAACTCAAAGCCATGCTGAAACCGATCGATCTACATCTCTGTCAGTGACGAATTCTAGACTTGAGCCGCGCGTTCATTAGAAGCTCTTGCTTCGTAGCGAACATACCGAAAAGCTTAGTAAGGCGGATTTGCTCATCACTCGTGAGCTTATGTTTCAGGGCAAACTCAGTGATCGTCATGACCTGTTGAGCGCCTTCGACCTTCAATTCATTCGTATCAATATGCTTTGACAACTTATCACTCCCGCATTCGCGTTGGAAACGCGGAGTGATCGGCGGAGTTGCGGTACGATACCGTACAGAGGTTGTGACGACCGCGAGTGCGAATAATCATAATCGTCGCCAACAATCGAGGAACATCCACAGGATTTACAGCGAATATTCACAGAACATACTTTAGTGTTCACTGAGCAATGAGGATGAGGGCGACGGGATAAATATGCGTTTGGAGGCAACGCATATTGTGGACATATCAGGGTGAGCCGTTCACCAGCGCCGATATCGGCGATTATGCGGGCTTCGTCTATACGATCACCGATCTCGAAAACGGCATGCGCTATATCGGCAAAAAGACATTCTGGTTTAAATCCACCCTGTCCCCTCTGAAAGGGCAAACGCGGAAACGGAAGAAGGTGGTCGAAAGCGACTGGCAGGATTACTTCGGCTCAAACAAGACCATTCAGCAGCTTGTGGCTGAGCATGGGCGGGAACGCTTCAGTCGAGAAATCCTGCATCTCTGCCGATCGTCGTCGGAGATGTCCTATCTCGAAGCCAAGCTCCAATTCGAACATGATGTCCTCTTGGACGACTCTTTCTTCAATGATTACATTCAGGTCCGGGTAGCGGGAAAGCACGTACGTGCGCTGAAGGTAGGGGTTGATCGTGAGGGATTGGGCAAAGCGGATTAACTGGCTGTGGGCAGCGGGTGGTTTCACGCTCGTCTATCTTGTTGGGGCGGCGCTGATAGTAGGGCCTGTCCGTGCATGGACATTCCTAACGACGGGCGACCTGAACGAAGTGGGCGACTTCCTTGCGGGTGTATTCTCCCCTCTAGCATTCATTTGGCTGGTTGCGGCTGTGCTGACGCAGCGTCAAGAGCTTGACGACACACGTCATCAATTCGCAGAAGGTCAGAAGGTCATCGATGGGCAAATGAAAAATATCGCCGCCCAGAACCTGACGTCTGCGCTTCAGTACGAGAAGGCCCAAGAGGCAGCCAAGCAGACCTACAAGCTAAACCTCTTTGAACAGCGGTTCACTATCTACAACGATCTTCTGACCATCCATAAAGAGCTTGAAAGCAAAGAATTGTCAGTGGATCATTGGAAGCGGTTGGTAACGATCGCCGAACGCTCCGCATTCCTATTCCCTGACAAGGTTTACGGCTACATTCAGAACGTCTCAGAGATGTGTATAGAGCATTTCATTTATCTCGATGAGAACAAGACCAGTTGGCATGTCGATCCAAACGAGGGCGGTGGACCGCCGATGGAAGAGCGCCACGTTGCAGTTCGTAATACCGCCATGAGCCAGAAATTCGGTCTTGTCGCTTCCATTAGTGAAACTTCACTGAAGGAGGTCATGTGGAATTCGATGCGCGTGAGCGATGAGTGACGCTTCACCGCTACATAGGGCATGTTCGCCCAACTTAATCTTTACGCCCTCATCGCCCTGATCATCGCCGTCGTCGTGCTTTCGACCGGCTGGTACGTCTCACACCGCATATCATCGGCTGAGATCGACACCCTCACCCAACGTAATGCCACGCTGACCAGCGCAATCGAGACGAACGAAAAGACAATCGCCCAGATGGTGATCGATGCCCAAGTTCTTGCCGCCGCCAATACGAAGCTGACCACCAGCATCATGGCGGCTGAGATGGCGAGCGCAACCGCTTGGCAATCGATCGACGCGCTGGACCTGGAGTCGGGTGTTGACGATCCGACAGGGCTGGAAACGCGGGTGAATGAGGCTTTTGCGGCTTCGATTGAGCGATTGAGGATGGCGACTAACAGATAAAGAAAAACCCGCCGAAGCGGGTCCATTCGATGCAGAGGGCTATGCAGGCTTATCGTCGCGCGGTTTCTTAGGAGAAGGTGGTTCGAGATTGACCTTCACTGTCTTCTCTCCAAGCACCTTCCCGGTATGTGATATAGTTTTGATAACGATGCGCCCGGTCTTCTTCATCGTGCAACCTCCGCGCATTGAGCGATAGCGAGACCAGCCCGTATACGAACCGCTTTTGGTGCGTTTCTATCATAAAGGACACCCGCCGCGAATCTGGCAGTTGGCGTTTCATAGCGATAACCCGAGTTACGGTCCTTCAGATCATACAAGAAGTTATCGACAGTTGATGAGTGGTAGACGATATCCGCATTGTCCATCGCGAACTCATCTGCCGCCTCAAGTGTCCGAAACCTAACCGTCACATCTCCGACGTTGACGTCAAACCCCTTCAGGGTTTCTGGATGATACTCGTCATAGTCGGCGGAAACGACCGCAACGCTTTTCTTTTTGCCCTTGCGATTACTCATCGTGCGACCTCCGCGCATTCAATCTGCAAACCCGCCTTTTGCTGTGCGTAGTCGGCAAGGACCGTGACCGAAGCCGATGTACACCCGCATCCGCAAGGCGTGTCGGGACGTGTGCCGCGATCAACATATTCTTCCGGCGTCCATTCCCAACCGAAGCCGTGGCGGTAGCTGACGACGTTGTAAGCCTCATTGGCAAGGCGGATCAGTCGATCGCAGCTACGCTTCATCTTGGCGAGCGTTTCGAGACGGAGAGGCGTCTTCTCCATTTCCTCAAGATTGCGCTCGTACAGGTTGGTATGCCCATACTGTTCGGTAACCTTCTGTGCTGCCTCCCAAGCGCGGACAACCGCACCATCGACGCTGTCACCGCACTGCAATTCGTCCTCAAGAAGATCGTTGACGCGGTCATAGAACATGAACGATTGGCGACGGCGGAAATCGTCATCCGTACCGATGAGTTCGATCAGGTAGCAAAGGATCGCTGGAAGCTCATCAGCGTCACACTGAACGTCATCCCAATGGTTCCAACTGACAAGATACTGAGGCGTTTCGCCGGTAGCAGTTTCGACCTCATCGATCCATGGACCGCACTTGGCGATATCCAATTCACCAGCCTCCAACGCCCGAAGCGTTGATACAGCTGTGTCCACAAAATCCCACACGGGTGCCGTCTGCGGTTTAACTCGCATAATATAGTCCTTCATTAATGTTTGATGTTATCCGTCGATCAGATAGTGTATCAAGCTTACGCCTGACCTTTACTTTCCACCGAAGGCAATCGTGGTGTACTGCCACGCCAGACAATACGCAAGAGGAATTTTCACTCCCTCGTAATTTAAGTCACGGAAAACACTGGACTTTTTTCGAAATGATTTGAAGTCGCGGGCTGCGACATCGCTCAAATCTAGCGCCAGATCGCAAGCAAGGGCTTGAAGAGGCAAAGAGAAACCCGCCGAAGCGGGTCTATTTTATTTAAATATTGGCGCGATGCTGAACAGCCTTACGCTTCTCGCGATATCGCTTAGTAGTTTCCTGCCTTGCCCGCTTCTTCTCATCGTCAGATTTCTTGTCTGAGCGGACCTTTCGGGCTGGCTTCACATAGTCGGTCAGCGCCGGAACGCTCAGGAGAACAGAGGGCTTATCGACACCGAAGATGCTGCCAACATATTCCATCTGCGCGCGGTCCAAGCCGACAAACGACAAGCGCTGATCACCCTCAGAGTGATGCTTGCCATCCCGAATGGCGGTGCGAGTTAGCATCTGATACAGCAGTTCGATCGCCTGAGAGACGAATAGCTCGCTCTCCGTCATCCCTGCGACCGCCGCCCAAATTGCGTTATCGGATTGCGACGGCAGGAGAGGCGCAAGGTGAATAGCCAAATGAATATCTTGGTATGCGTTAAGCCCGACAGGGTTCGGCGAAATCGCGGTCCCGTTCTCCAGCCTCCATTCCCCATCGCCTTTCGCACTCATGGTAACGATGTGGTCCTGACCGGGGAAATGCTGTTCGATCACATCAGAAACGGAACTGATGAACCCTTCATAGCCGATTTTTTTGTCGAGATATGTCCACGAAAGCATGTCTTCTGACAGGTGGTAGAGATCGATCAGTGGAGCCTTATGGGCAAAATCATCGTACCGGACACCTTCGATCGACGGATGCGCAAGCCAGTTCACCTTGTCAGCCCAATATCGATAGAGCTTCGAATGATGGAAGTTGGCACCCATGAAGGTCACGCTCTGGTAATGCTTCAAGATCGAGGGCTGCACGAATGAGTAGATGACCATTCGTTTCTTGGAGCCATCCTCGTCAGGGGAAACACCCTCATCATCAGGCAAGCCAGAACGGAAATTCAGATAATTCGCTTCGGCGATGAAGCTCCGGTAATGGGGGCTATGGATACGCTTCGAAAGCTCAACGACCTGAGTGTGAATTGTCGAAGTACGCTTCTTACCGAATTCGGCGATCTCAGCCGTATCGTCAGTATCCACGATCTCAAGCCAACCGTCATATTCAGAGGGCTTCGCTTTGATCAGATTGCCGATAAAATCACGGGTGGCTGAGATGTCTTCGGTCAGCGTTGCCTTCACGACCGGTGAGCAGAACTCGTCAACGATAAGGTGCTGATCGGCAACTTCTTTGATTTCCTGAAGCGCTACGCTCTGATTGATCAACGCCACGCTTTTACGTCGGTCCTTGCAGTGACGAGCGTACTTCTTGGTGCAATTGTCGGTGGATTTTCGTTGCCGGATAACCGTCGCACTGATGCCGATATCAGTCAGGTCTTTTGCTTGCTGTTCGCTCAGTTCATTGGTCTGGGTAGCAATTGTGAAGAAGCCGACTTCGGTAGCGAGATACTGATGCGCCGAATAGGTCTTGCCGGAACCAGCATGGGCATCGACGTAGTAGAAGGTAGGCTTGGCATGCGGGATGGTAATAGTCTGATTATTCATTTCCTTTCCTGTTGTGGACTGTTGATATGAAAAAAGGCTCGGTGCCTCTTTGGACAGTTCACCGAGCCTTTTGACTAATCAAAACAGGAAGATGGAACGAACCAATGACACTGACCTTCGGACCCGAAGACCAATGTCCAAAGAGGTTTCAGTTCCGGATGTATTTAGTATCCGAACGCCGCTGAAACGGGCAAAAACGAAGAAAATTTCGCCGGATCGAAAAGAAATATCGGTGGGGTTGGGTGATAGTTCACCACCACAAGATGGCTACTGGTGACTTCTTATCTCTATTATTAAAGAGGTTATCTTATCACTTTTTCATGGATATCTGATGGATCGCTCAAGGAATCTCATGTCATCAATACATGGGTAAGCGAGCGTAGCGAGCACGCGCGTAGCGCGCCATAAGATCAATGGTATTCCATGAGATCCAATGATCAACCAGTTCGAACGAGGTAACCGATAGGGTTCAATCTCGGTCATGGATATCAGCTAGACGCTTGGGGTTCAGGAAGGTCCAATCGGTAACAACCAGTTCCTTTTGACCCCTACCCATCGCTTCGCGATATGTCCCGCTTCGCGGTCCATATTGGCTGGTGATGATCATTGGTAGAGGGAAGAGTTTCAACCTTTACCCAGTAGCCGAACTGCTGGAGTCCTGTAGCTACCTGCTGGAAACCTGTTCAACATAACAAATTGCTAGATTTATCTGCCGATCCACTGGCGATCCTCTGCCGACCATCTGCCAACCTCTGTCCGTCCGCTGGATGAGCCTTGGCGATTGGATCAACACCGAACAGGGTTATCCTGCACCGAACCGTTCAATCTTTGGGTTCTGAAGTGGTGCCCGTCTTCACCGGACCCCTGGAATTTCCTTAAGATTAAATTTTGAAAACCCTTATTTTGCAGGGGTTTCCGGACGGCTTAACGACGGTAATTTGGTGAAAAGCATCAATGGTAGGTGCCGCTTAACTTATAATCGCAATAGTTTGGATTAAATCGGCGAAAGTCCTTATTTTGCAGGCTGTGTAGCGTTTTAAAGGTGCCCTTTATGGCAGATAATATCGCAACAGTTACGATGCTCGCCATGACGGCAGTGATCGCCTACCGGATGAGCTTTTATCACATCCACCGACCCGAAATTAAGGACTGGACACCACAAGATTTCAAAGACGTCCTGACCAACATCGTGCCACTCGTGCTGCTGACCGCGCTGATACACGTCAAGGGCGGGGCAATGCTGAGATGGTTGGGTGTCGAATGACCAACTTAGAAATCGCAGTCTTCGTTATCGAGTTTTCCATCATAGCGGCACTCGTGATCGTCCTCAAAAAGCGCGGACCAAATCACAAGAAAAGCGTGTTCGACCTATTCGGCACGCCGGGGATCGTGCTGAGCATCGCACTATTCGCCGTCTGGGCAGGAAAAATCGCGCTCTGGTATCACGGATACCTTTGACGCCCTTCAAGCACCGCTTGGCTGTTCGTCGATAACAGCAGTCATAGGGAAAGGTGGTTCCGCGATCATGTCTTTCGCAACATGATGGAAAAGCTTACGAAGCTCCGCGTCATTCATCGTCGTGTCGACAAATCGCTCATCGAACGCGGCTGCGAGCAAAGTCCGCTTGACTATCGCTTTTCGCATAGGCTCAGACGACGTGTAGGACCTTGCCCACGAATCCATGCGAGAATGGATGTTCGTCGGTTTGGCAGAACTGACCGTGATTTCAATGGAGTCTGTCATCAAACAACTCCTTCCTGTCTAAGCAGGCAAGAGCACGTATGAACTCTTAGCCGCCACCGCCTACGAATTCGGTTGGTGACGATAGAGCAAGGATACGCTGATGCTGTCGGATGTCGATGGAAGACAGGGCTTTCGTACGATATTGTACAAAGCAGAAACGGCAGCGATCCGTCTGTCCACCTCTAGCCCGGATCGCTGCCTTCCTCGTGCCAAATTAGGCGCGGAGTGGATAACTACAACGATGGCAAAATCGCAAGCCAAAAATGAAAGAAGCCGGTCCAAGACCTCCAAGTCCAAGAACCGGCTTCCCGCTTGTCGCGAACTGTATCCATTCTCGACATCGACCTTGTAACCGCTGGTCTTGTTAGAGATCAACCGTAGTTCTGACATTGAGCACGTAATCCGCGCGCGCCGTGGAGCCGCCGCCAGAACTCACAGATCGATTGTGCGCAACTGAATATCACCACCATCCTATCGCTTTTCCAGCTAGGACAGCGATAGCGAGATAGAACACGCATCTAATCGCAAGCGGTCCTGACGCTGATGCTTCAATCAGCAGCAGTCGGATGCGCAGATGGTCTTGATGTTTGGGGGATTTGGTCACAGCACGCACCTTTCCTTAAAAAAGAATCAGTGCTGCTTGCTGCTTCGCAGTAGCTCAGATGCTTAGGGAGAGATCAACAGCAAACTTTACCCAAACCTTCCCTCCACAGCCAACCACAGCGAAGATCGCTTAGGTGAAACAAAAAAGCGTGGTTCTTCAACAAATCGCTGGACGTCTTTTTCCGTGTCCCGAGCGATTCCGGCGGTCTATTTTGGTTATGCGGAAACAGGACCATCAGAACAATCTCTGAACGATGTTTGTTGACCATTCTAAATAGACCGAATAAGATAGACCATCTTAAATAGACCTAGTGGTGATACATGGACTGCCGTTTATACCTACGCGCATCGACTCAAGACCAAGATGCGTCCCGCGCTCGTGCTGACCTCGAAGCCTTCGCCAAGGAACATGGGCTGAAGATCGTCGGGCGCTACACAGAGAATGAGTCTGGTGCGAAACTCCACCGCCCTCAATTGTTCAAGCTGATCGAAGACTCCAATCCCGATGACATTCTCTTGGTTGAGCATGTTGATCGTCTGTCTCGCTTGACCGCTGCTGACTGGAAGAAGCTCAGGGAGATGATCCATACAAAACAGGTGCGGGTTGTCGCGCTCGATCTTCCCACGTCGCATCGCATGACAGCATCATCCGACGACTTTACCGGTCGCATGCTTGAGGCAGTGAACGGCATGATGCTGGATATGCTCGCTGCCGTGGCACGGAAGGACTACGAAGACAGACGCCGTCGTGTTGCTCAAGGTCAGGCGAAAGCTAAGGCTGATGGTCGCTATCGTGGACGCGGTGAAGATACAAAGCGCAACGCTCTCATCGGCTCGATGCTGGAAAAGAACATGTCGTGGTCACAGATCATGGAAGCGACAGGCGTAGCGCGCGGCACGGTCGCCAAGATCGCAAAGCGGATCAGGGAAGCGGCGGCAGAATAACCGCCGTCGCCAAATCCCCGCAAAAATTGGGTACGCCTACCCCCGGCAGTTTTCTCAAAAACGGGAATAGGGCGTACCCAATTTTTATAATGATTCAGAAAAGTCAGGCTGCTTTCTTCTTCCGACCCGGCTTCTTCGGCTCAACGACCGGCTCGCCATAGGCTTCTTCGATCGCGGCGCGGAAATCGGTGTCGTTTTCGTCGTAGGCTTCCCGCTTCAGATCGGCGATAAGCTGTAATGCCTCATCCTTGCCGTTGATGCTGATTTCGCGGTTAGCCAGCGTGAAATTGTAGACGGTTTCGCCTTCGAGCTTAACCGGCGAACGACCTCTCACCCGATCCTTTTCGATCGCCTTTTTGATCCGATCCGCATCAGCGAAGAACGCTTCCAACGCCGGATTTCTGCGCTTCACATGCCGTTCAAGTAGCTCCAAACCGTTCGCCATTTCCGTATCCCTTCAAAACTGCATTCGCGTCTAAATACTCGACAAATAACAGTTTCGCGCGAAAGGCAATGGCAAAAGTAAAATACACACTCCCGAACGGCTATTCGGCGGATATTACCGCTGCGAAGGAAGCCGGAACATTCGATGAATGGATCGACAAAAAGTTCGGCGATCGGGTCAAGGTTCTGATCACTGAAGACGATTTTTCGTTCGATATCCATGAAGATCATTTCGTGGTCGATTTCACGTATGAAGACGATGCGTTTGCGTTCGTCTCTCTTATTGGAGGACGGATCATTGAGTGAATTTGATACCGAAAACGTAGGCCCTCTGCCGACCCCAAAACGGAAAAAGGGTCAGCCGCGTAAACGGGCAATGTCAGCGGAAGAACTGGCTACGAAGCAATCGCCAGAATTTCTCGCACATTTGAAGAGCATTGGACGCAAGAAGGGCGATCCGAAAGTTCCCGGTAGTGGTTCGAAGGCGACACCAAAAGAAACCAAGGAATGGCTCGCGGGAAGGTCTCAGTCGGTAGCCGAACTGCTTTACAACATGGCGTTTGATGAGAACATTCCAGCGAAAGAGCGGATGAGAGCCGCCATGTGGATTGCCGAAATGTCGATGTCGAAGGCCCCTGTTGAACAGGAAATCAAGGTTTCGCATACGCACGACATAGGCGCTCTACTTCAGGAGGCTAAACGCCTTGCTGCCAAGAACATGATCGATGTGACGCCTACGCCCAAGCTCATAGAGGGCGATAAAGACTGATGGAATCCCTCATCGCGTTCATCTCCTGCTTTTTCAAAGCCAAGGGTTCATTGCTGATCGCCGGGTTCTTCGGCGGTATCATTCGCAGCATCGTCAGCAAGACCGGCTCCAAGTGGCAGAAGCTCCTTGGCGGCTTCATGGGCGCGATATTGTCAGCGTATTTCACCCCGATCGGTGTTGCTCTTCTCGGCACGTCCATTCCGGTTAGTTCGATTAGTTTCATCGTCGGTCTTGTCGGTATGAGCCTTGTTGAAGCTCTCATCAGCATCGGGCGCGACTACCAGAAGCATCCGGGCAAGTTGAAAAACGACCTTCGCGACCTTCTGTTGCGCGTTCTCGCTGCGAAAAAGGACGGCGAATAAGCCAAGTGACTGCCGTTTCTAAATACCGGCATGTCAGACACAAATATTCAGAAAGAAGCATCCGAATACGCCGAACTAATTGCCGTTTATAGCGAAGATATTGCCCTCTTTGCTGAGCACGTCTTCGGCTCGAAACTTAGCCCGAAACAGCGCGAATTCTGCGAAGCTTTCCGGACAAACCGACGCATCAGTTTCAAGGGAGGCACGGGTTTCGGGAAGACCTTCGTCCTCGCCACCTGCTTTTGGTGGGCCTTGATCTGCCATGAGGAAGTTCAGGTCTCAATTCTCGGACCTTCGGAGCCGAATCTCCGCGCGACGACATGGAAAGAGGTACTGAAATTCTACGATCGAATGGCAGCGCCATTCGACGAGACCTTCACTGTTTCCGCGACCCGCGTTTCCAGCACGAGCAATCCGAGTTCATGCTTTGGAGAGTATCGCCTAGCGAGCAAAGATAATATCTCTGCAATCAGAGGTATTCATATGAGATCCAACTACGTCTTCGTGGACGAAGCGACCGGCGTAGACGATGAGGTCTTTATCGAAGGTCTTGGTGGTATTTTCGCCGATCCGGACCCAAAGCTCTGCATCATCGCCAACCCTTCCCGCGCTTCGGGCTATTTCTGGCGAACGTGGTGCGACCCTGAGCTTGCTCCAATTTGGACGCACGTCCACGGCACTTTTTGGGACAGCCCGAACTATGACCCGGAAACCTTTGCGGAAACCGCCAAATCCTATGGTGGTCCGACCTCCCGCGATTACCGCGTCATGGTGGAAGGCGAATTTCCGCTGTCGGATGAAGACGGTCTCATCCCACGCGACCTGATCGACGCGGCTGTTCGCAACGAAGATGTCGTTCCTGCCGATAACGTCCCGATCATATGGGGCCTTGATCCGGCTGGCGCTGGCAAGGACTCGTCCGTTCTCTGTATCCGACACGATAACAAGGTGCTCGAATTCCGGGAATGGAATGGTCTAAACCCGACACAACTTAGCCAGAAAATCTACGAGCTTTGGGTTCAGACACCCAAGGCAAAGCGCCCTGCCGTTATTTGCGTCGATGGCACCGGTCTAGGTAACGGCGTCTGGTCGAACCTCAAGCACGACTATTCGCTCCCTACCTACAACGTAACCTATTCGGGAACCCCTACCCGCAATCCGGAAAAATACAGCCGGATGAAGGACCAAATCTATTGGGAAACTCGCGATTGGCTGGCAACTGAGAACGTATCCATTCCAAACAATGCGCGCCTAATCGAAGAGCTTGCGGCATTCAAATACGAAGATGCGAGCGGAAAAATTAAGGTCGAAGACAAGAAATTGGTTCGCAAAAGGATTGGTCGATCACCCGATTTTTTTGACGCGTTGGCAATTTCGTTCGCTGTCTCAAAAACTCGGTATGCGTCAAAGTACAACTGGAATTCAAAGATTGTTTATGACCATCTTCAGACGCTCGAATGAGCTAACTTCACCGGAATCTAAATACGGGAAATAATCACGAGATTTTCCCGGAATGACGACAGAAGACGAAGCTATTCTCAATTCCATCACGCCGCAATTGAAACAGGCTGTGACATTTTCGAATAGCAACATTGCGAACAAGCAAGAACAAGCCCTCAAGCATTACAAGCGCGAACCGTTGCCCGGTGACGACAAGCTGAAAGGCAAGTCCCGTTGGGTTTCCAGCAAGGTTCAGCAACACGTCGATTGGCTCAGCGGTCAGCTTATCCGTATTCTCGATTCAGCCGAAAACGTTGTCGAGTTTTGCGGCGTTGATCCGTCTGACGATGCGATAGCCAAACAGCAGAACCTTGTCGTCAATTGGATCATGAAGACGAAGAACAGCCATGTCGCCTACCTTCAGCCATGGATTCAGAATGGTTTGCTCACCGGCTTGGGTATCCTGACCGCCGAATTCGAAGTCGAGACGGAAGAGTCTCTTCCCCGCCTTTTGAAGGGCGTTCCGAACGAACAACTTGTCACGCTCAATGCTCAAGAGGAACAGGGTCTCATCGTAATCGAAGAGGTCGGCAAAGCTCAGACGATCCCCGGTCCAATGGGACCAGTCGAAGTCCGTGACCTGAAAATCCGCACCATCAAGCGCATTCCGAAATTCCAAATCCTATCAGTCGCGCCCGAAGATTTCATCGTCTCGAAGGATGCCAAATTCGATCTGGAGTCTGGCGGCATAGCCAGCCGAATCCAGGGTCACCGCAAGCTTGTAAGCCGTAGCGATTTGCGCGACATCGGCTTTGATCGCGAGAAAATTGACGCTCTACCCGCTGCCTCCGACAAAACCGATGGTATTGCCCTCGAACGCTCAAAAGACCTTGCGGGCGAACAGGGAGTTGGTCCCGATGACGTGACGGTCTACACGATCTACACCAAAATGAAGATCGGCAAGGATTCCAAGGCCCGTCATTGGCGTCTCACTATCGGTGGCGACCTTGAAAATCGCCCGGTACTGCTTGATCATACAGAGGTCAGCAAGATCGCCCCATACGCGGCTTTCTGTCCATTTCCTATCGCTGATACCCTGTTCGGGCTTGGCATCGCCGATCGCCTTGCCGACGACCATATTCTTCTCACTCGCATGTATCGCGGCGTTCTCGATAGCCTTAGCCAGTCGGTCAATCCGATTAAGGTCGTGAACCCTGATACGACGAACATCGAAGACCTACTCAACACGAACAACTTTGCGGGTGCTATCGTCCGATCGACCGACCCATCAGGCGGTATCAGCTATAACAAAGCGCCATTCGCTGGTGCAGATGCTATGCCGGTCATTGATCAGATGTCTCGTGAACTTGAGTACTCAACAGGAACCGGACCTAATATGGTCGGGGTAAATGCGGATGACTTCAGCCGGGTTTCGGCGACCTCCGCCAACCTTCGGTCAAATGCCAGCCAATTGCTCGTTGAATCGATCAGCCGCTTCTTCGCCGATACCGGCTATCGTGCCTTGGTCAAAATTGTTGTCGATCTGCTTATCCAGAAGCCCGATGAAGCCGCTGAATTGGTCAGCCGCCTCACCAACGCCCAAGCAATCCCGCTCGATTCCTTTTCCGCTGATATGGATTTGACCACATCGGTGGCATTCGGCGTAATGTCCCGCGACCAATCCACGGCACAGCTTTCGAACCTCCTTGCTCAGCAGATGAACGCCATTACCAACGGCTTGCCGGTCGCAAACGCTCAGAACGTGTACGAAACTCTCAACAAGATGGCGGAGACGGCGGGCTTCAAGAATACGGGCCTATTCTTCACCGATCCATCGACATTGCCGCCGCCTCCCCCGCCACAGCCCCCGGTCGATCCGAACGCTGGTCTGATTGAGGTCGAAAAGCTCAAGGCTCAGCTTAAAGCGCAATCCGACCAAGCCGATCAGCAATTCCAGATGTCAAAGCTTGCGCTGGAATTGGACCTGAAGCGTGACCAGATGGCGCAGGATTTCGAACTGAAACGCGCTGAGATTGAAGCGAAATACGCCGCTCAGGTACAGGTCGAACGATTGAAGCTTGAACAGTCCGCTCAACGCGACCAATTCGGAAACATTGCCGTATGATTGACCAGAAAATTATCGACCGTTCGAACGCGGCAAAACGGCTGCTAAGCAATCCCGATTTTCGCTTGATCGCCGATTCCATTGAAGCTGACATTCTCGCCAGTTTCCGTGCCGTAAAGATCGGCGATAGCGAGACGCTGACAAACGTCCATAGCCTGTCTCATGGCTTCAAATTGCTAAACGATCGAATTGCTAAATACATCGAAACCGCGAACTATGCGGCTAAATTGGAAGAAATTTCCGAAGAATAAAGCGGAAATCTCCATTCAGAACTGCATACGACGCTATATAAACAACAACTTACATTGGATTTACGAAAGGAATGGAAGACGAAAGCAACAACTCCCCGGTGGAGACTGCACTTGATGATGCTAGCGCGGTTGATCGTATCGCCGCACTTTTGGACGTGCCGGAAGCCTCTGACGAAGTTTCAGAACAAGCAGACGACCATGTTGAAGAAACGGTAGCCGAAGAAGTTACCGATGAACCGGATACGGAAGAACAGTATTTCGACATCGACGGTCAAAACGTCAGCCTGTCGGAAATCCGCGCTTCTTATCTGAGACAAGCCGATTACACTCGAAAGACACAAGAACTCGCTGAACAGCGTAAGGCCTATCAGGAAGCTCAGTTCGATAAGAACCAACTGCGACAGGAAGCCCTTCAAGGCATTGAAATCCTTAAGCAGCAAATGGCGATCGAATTCCAGCAGATTGAACAGCCGAATTGGGACGAACTTCTTCGCGACGATCCACATCAGTTCCTAATCGAACAGCAGAAGTGGGCGCGTAAGGAAGCAGCCGTCAAGCAGATGTTTGACGCCGAACAGGCGCTTCGGGAGAAGCAGAAAGCCTATGAGGACGAACAGCATCAGCACCAGTTGCGCGAAAGCCAGACGAGGTTTCTTGAGCGTTATCCCGAAATGCGGGATTCAGGTAAGTCGGCGGAAGCCCTTGGTGAGATCACGCAATTGCTGATCGAAAACGGCTTCACAAAGGAAGAAATCAACGGCGTTTCGGACTATCGAATTGTCGGCATTCTTTATGAGTTGAACAAGGCTTTGAAGACTCAGAAAGCAATCCCGAACGTGGTTCAGAAAATGGAGCAAAAGCCAGCTATTTCAGTGAAGGGAACTTCATCCAAGGCGAGCGATGCTTACACCAAAGAGTTCAACAAATTCAACAAATCACGGAAAGGCGACGACGCAATCGCGCTCATTTCTCGACTGCTTTAACAACTGAAACTGTGGCGCTAAGACCGCCCAATAATAGAGGTTTAAAACCCATGCCTACTCTAGTTACTCAGGGCGCTGCCCACGTCCGCGAAGACCTTGGCGATATCATCTCGATGATTTCCCCGGAGGAAACTCCGTTCACTTCGTCTATCGGCAAATCGAAAGCTACTCAGAAGACCCACGAATGGCTTCGCGATGAGCTTGCTGCTGTCAACAAGGACAACGCTGCTGCCGAAGGCGCTGATGCCGGTGACGCAACGCTTGTTACCCCTACCCGCCTTTCCAACCAGACGCAGATTTTCACTAAGACGGTTCAGGTTTCCGATACCTTCTCGGCGACTGACACGGCTGGCACCAAGGACGAACTTGCTCGTCAGCTTATGAAGGCTGGCAAGGAGATCAAGCGCGATCAGGAAGCCGCCTTCCTCTCCGCTAATCCGTCTGTCGCTACCGGCGCTCGTAAGCTCGGTGGTGCGGAAGCTTGGATCAAGACCAACGCCCTTCATGGCGCGAACGGTGCGACGATCGGCTATTCTGGTGGTGTTGTTGGTGCCGTAACAGCGGGAACCGGGCGTGCATTTTCTGAATCCATGCTGGTATCGGCTTTGCAGTCGGCATATCAAGCCGGTGGATCGGTCACGACCATCATCGCCCCTCCGACCCTCAAAGCGAAGATCGGCACCTTTACCGGTGGTGCGACGAAACAGGCGATCGCCGATGGCAAGAAGACTGTCTACGCTGGTGTTGACGTCTATGACGGCGACTTTGGTCGATACGACGTTGTTGCTTCGCGCTTCATGTCTACCTCGACCGTCATCGCCTATGACGAGTCACTTTGGAAGGTCGCTGTTCTTCGCGGCGTCACCAAGAACGAACTGGCAAAGACCGGCGACTCGACCAAGTATCAGCTTGTCACCGAAGTCACGCTTGAAAGCCTGAACGAAAGCGGTAACGCGAAGATCGCTGACCTGAACGGCTAATAAAAACAACTTCAGGATCAAACTGAAAGGCTCCGGAAACGGGGCCTTTTTCTTTGCCTATCCGCCCGGAAGTGGCGCTCTCCATTCTCATAAATACCCGTAAAACCAGCGGGGATTTTATGTCCGATCTAAACCTTTTTGCCGGTGACTTGATCACACATGGCACATTCCTTTTCGAAGAAACGCCCGAATACAAAGTCTGGATTACGCGTGATGGCGATAAGCTGATCATCACGACCGAATACAACGACGACGTCATCAAAGCGCTGATGGATCAGAACCAGCGCGAAGCCAACGCATTCAGTGCGACCGGCTCCCATGGCGATATTGTCAAGGTCGCGAGCATCCCGACAGGCCTTTATTACGAGTGGCAGCGTCAAGGCATCACCCAAGACAAAGAAGCGATGCGCCGTCGCCTGAATGACAGCGATTACGCCAAGTTCCGTACGACCTCCGGATGGAGCTTGTGAGCCATGGATTATGATTCCTTCATCGCAACGATCCAGTCGTACACCATTCGAGACGATGCGCCGATCGACAGCTTCATCCGTCGCGCCGAGTCATATCTCCGGACGGTGACAAAGCACTACCTTGCCGAAAAGACCGTCGTTTTGCCGATCGACGTTGGCGCTATCACGCTGCCTACTGATTTTCTCGAAATTCGCACAGTCACCGGGACCAAACTCTACAAGCCCGTCGCTGTTCAGGCGGCTAATCTCTGTGAAAACGAGGTTGGTTATTACCGTACTGGCAATCGGTTAGTCTTCGTCGGCGAACCCGATGCGACGGTCGAACTGCTGTATTGGGCAGCGTTTCCGGACCTTACCGAAGATCAGAGTAATTGGCTCTTCGAACGTTTCCCGAACGTCTACATTGCAGCCGTTCTCAAAGAATTCCATCGCTGGCAGACTAGCTCTGAGGGCGTGCAAGTGGAGGGTCAGGCCCTTCAGGAATCTCTGTCAATTGTAGCCGAAGACGATCGGCGCGGACGCCAGACCGGACCTCTCATCATGGGTGCCGCAAGATGGCAGTAATTGACGTCCCGATTACGAGCTTTACGCCCGATCTCCCTGCACTGAACAATCCCGGCTACACGCGCATCCACAATGCAACAGCGGCACGCGGCGCTGTTCCCGGCACGATCTCGCTGAACCCGCTGAAAGCCGCTAGTCTGTATTCCAACACCTCAATGGACTCGCACCCGGTCGGTAGTGCCATCGGTGCCAATCGGACTGGTGACGCCAAGGTCTATGCCGGTGATGCTGGCAAGCTCTACAAGCTGGCACCGGACACACGCCAGTGGACCGATATCAGCCGTTCAGGTGGCTACACGACGTCGGCAACCGAGAAGTGGAAGTCGATTGAGTTCGGCTCTCTGACCATCATGACCAATTGGGACAATGAACCCCAATACATCGATCGCAACATCGATACGCAATTCGCCAATCTGACATCGCTGGTCAAAGGGCGGCACATCGCGACCCACAAAGGTTTCACCATCCTTGGTTCGACATGGGATGCGCTAGATGGTGCTGTTCCGTACCGCGTTCGTTGGTCCGGAATTGAATCGCCAGCCGATTGGACATATTCCGCCGCATCTCAGGCAGATTTTCAGGATATTCAAGGCTACGGCAATGTTCAAGGCATCGTTGTTGATGATGCTTGCTATGTGCTCCTAGAGCGTGGGGTCGTGTCCATGACCTACATCGGAGCGCCGTATGTCTGGCAGATAACGGAGCGCTCATCGAAGGGCTGTTCGGTTCCTCAATCTGTCATCACCTGTCAGGGTGTCCATTACTGGTTTTCGGACGACGGAATTTACGCGTTTAGCGGAGGTCAGCTTCAGCCGATCGGTACTGGTCGCATTGACCAATGGCTGCTTGACACAATGGACCCTGCCCAAGCGCACCTCATGACGGTCGCTGCCGATCCCCGCGAAACCCTCATCTACTGGCAGTTTTGCAGCAAAGATGCAGAGGGCGGACGTCCCGATAAACTGTTGATCTACAACTATGCGATCGGCGAATTCACTACCGCTGATGCGACGAGCCATTTCATTTTCAACAGCGTGTCCTTGGCATGGACGATCGACATGCTCGACACCTTTGGTACGCTCGATGATCAACCTTTTTCATTCGATGATCCCATCTTCAGCGGCGGCAAGGCTGCTTTGTGGGCAATGTCTGACACTGGCAAGGTCTATTCATTCGGCGGCAAAACGCTTGAACTCAGCATCGAAACGCCAGAATACCAGCTATCGAAGATCGTCCCGAATGAGACTGGCGCTGACATAACCCGTATTGACGCTGCCCGACCGTTGTTTGAAGGCGGCGACGGCAAAGCCCGAATCCAGGTCGGCACCCGATCCCTGACCAATGCCGACGTTTCGTGGTCGGATATGAAGGAGACGCACCCGGAGACAGGTTTCGCCTATCTTCGCAGCCAATCCCGTTATCAGCGGTTCCGCGCCACGATTTCTGGTGAGTGGACGCGCGCGATGGGCCTTCAGATCGATGCAAAAGCGATGGGGCGTCGATAATGGTTCAGTCTGTATATGATCATACCAACAGCCGTCAGGTCGCTCAGGTCGTCAATCAGATCGTTCAGGCGATCGACAGCGCAACCGGCAACGTCAATCTTGCGAATACCGCGACATCGACAACTGTTAGCAATCCCAAGGTGACAACTGCCAGCTCGATCTACTTGCAGCCGCGCAACGCCAATGCCGTCACATCGGGCGCATACGTCAGCACCATTTCGACCGGTTCATTCGTAATTGCGCATGCAAGCGCCACGACAGTTCGAACGTTCGATTACCTGATCTACAGCGCATGATTAGGACTGGATATTCGGACGAAGAATACGCGCGTGTTCGCCCGTATCTTCTTGCAGCATTTGACGCATCACCAGCCGTTTTTACCGAAGCTGAAATGCTGGACAAATTGCGGTCCGGCGATTGGCTTTTGGTCACGACCAATAACGCCGCTTGCGTACTCGAATTCTTCGAAGAGGACGGCGAAAAGGCGGCGAATATCTTGCTGATTGGCGGCAAAATCGGCGGCTCTTTGCGCGAAATCATGGCGGCGATGGAGGCAACAGTAATCGCATTGAAAACGATGGGATTTTCCTACATTTGCGGCAGTCCGCGACCAGAATTCACTAAATACCTGTTGAACAACAAAGGCTTCGAACAAGCCGGAAAGGAAATAAGAAAGAGGCTCTGACGCAACCTAATGGCGAGCACACCCAAAGAGACAAAAACATCGGTTGAGCCGTGGAGCGGGGCTAAACCATACCTTGAATCGGTCTATCAGCAATATGACCAACTGCTAAAAGATGGAGCACCTAAGCCGTGGTCCGGGCCTCTCATTGCTGATCAGTCTCAGGCTACGAAGGACAGTCTGAACCAAGCTGAACAGATCGCGCGTAATGGCGACACATCTGCGCTGACCAACGCCACGAATGCCGTCAACTCGGTAATGAATCAGAGCGGCAACACTCAGGCAAATCAGACGCTTTCATCGCTCCAAAACGGCGTGAACCTTGGCACAAATCCAAGCAATTCATATGCGACCAATGTGATGAATGGCGGCGCTTCGAATGCGCCGGGACAATTCAACCAGAACTTCAATAATCCGGCTCTTGGTCAGGCTTCAGGCTACGGCAACTTCACCAATGCCGCTTCCGGTCTTCAGCAGAACCAAGCCAATCAGCTTGCGTCCGGCAACAACCCGGCGATGGACTATCTTCGTTCGACGGCGTCTGGCGCTGAGGTCGGCAAGAACCCGTATCTCGACCAGATGGTTAGCCAGAGCCAAGACGCCATTGCCAAGAAATTGGGTGATGTCACCAACCCTGCCATCATGTCCGGTGCGGCTCAGCTAGGTCGTATGGGATCGGGCGCTTTCGCAAGCCAGATGAATAATGCTCAGTCTGCCGCCGCCAACGAAATGGCGAAGGTCGCGACGGACATGTACGGCAACCAGTTCAACACCGACAAACAGAACCAGATGGCGGCTGCTGGTCAGCTTGGCAATTTCTACAACTCGGATGTGTCGAACGCGATGAACGCCAATCAGGCGCTTTCGAACACGTCTAATGCTCAGCAAGGTCAGCGTCTCGCCGGTACTTCTCTCTATGGGGATCTCGCGAATTCGCAGGAAGCCACACGCCAGAACGCCGCTAACTCTGCCAACGCACAGTTCAACCAGAACAATGCGTATCAGATGCAGGGTGCAAATCTAGCGAGCAACAATTACGCTCAGAACATCCAAAATATGCTTTCGAACGACCAAAATCGCTTGGCAGCCTCCAATTCCGCCCTTTCGGCTCAGAACGCCCTCAACGGTCAGAAGCTCAACGCTGCTGGCATGGCTGGTCAGACCTACCAGAACCAGTATCTGCCGTCACAGGCTCTCTCTGGTGTGGGCACGGCTCGCGACAATTACGCTACTGGTTCGCTTCAGGCGCAAATTGACGCTTGGAACACTGCGCAACAAAGTCCTCTTCAGCAGCTAGGAAATTTCACGAATATTTTGAATGGTGGGGGCTATAACACCACCACGCAGCCGGTCTATTCGAACACGACTGGTCAGGTTCTCGGCGGTCTCTCTTCGCTGGCTGGCTTGTTCGCGCTCTGCTCGGCAAAGGTCAAAACCATCCATTCGTTCGTCGGAATTATGCCTTTGGTCAACGGCGGTACGATCAACATCTATCAGTTCAGCTACACGGACGATCCGGCACAGAATATCTACGTCGGTCCTATCGCGGAAGAAGTCGCCGAAGAGCTTCCGGAAGCCGTAGTCGAGTTTGGCGGCATCCCACATATCGACGTGGCTGAATTCTACAGGAGCGCAGCATAATGGCGTCAATCTGGGATTTCCTTCGCAAAAAGAAGGACGACGGCTCCAACGATCTGGAAGCCGTCCTCACCGAACCGAAACAGAATTTTCTTCAGCAGTTCCTTCCGGAAGACCCGGACAAGCGTGAAGCCGTTGCTCGTGCTCTCATCCAAGGCGGCGCATCTGCTATGATGGCTGGCGGTCCTTCGGTTGGTAAGCCGACCAACCTTCTTCAGGTGCTCGGTGCTGGTGTTGCTGGCGCTGGACAGGGTTACGGCGATGCGCTCGATTCATCACTTGAGGCGAAGAAGTTCGGCGCTGCAAACCGCATCAACGATCTGAAAATGAAGACGCTTGGCGACAATCAGGCCCGTACAAAGGCGTTCGTCGCCAAGTGGGGTTCGCCCGGTGTCAACGGCTATCCGCCAGAAGCGCTTGGCGAATTGGCTGAGCTTCAGATGCTCAATGGCGATGACGAAGGTGCTCGTCAAACATTGAAGCAGGTTCAGGCACTCCAACAGAAGGGTGCTGACGAAGGCATGATTGTCGATCAGGCGACAGGCGGCTTCAAGCTCGCTCCGGGCTTTGGTCAATCCATCTTCGATGTCGAAAAAGCCAAGGGTCTCGGAAAATCAATCGGCTCGAATAATGAGCTTACTGCCGAAATTAAAAATTACGAATACGGCGTCGAAACGCCCGGTTTCGTTGACTACCAGACGGCTCAAAAGCGCGCTGGTGTCGCCTCTCCGGAAAACGAATTCGACAAAAAGGGTGCTCAGCTTGCCGCAGAACGCTATAATACGATGGCTCAGGAAGGCACTGCCGCTCAGCAGATGGTCGGCAACGTTCAAAACCTTACCGAACTAGGTAAAGTCATCGGCACCGGTCGATGGGCACAGGTCAAGAAGGCTTGGGGTCCATGGGCTGAATCGTTCGGTGTGAAAGTCGATGGTCTGAACGAGACACAGGCGTTCGAGTCCATGAAATCCAGCATAGCACCCGCCTTGCGTCCGCCCGGTTCTGGCGCATCGTCTGACACCGACGTCGCCATGTTCCTCAATGGTCTGCCTTCGCTTGGCAACACGCCAGAGGGTAACGCCCTTATCGCCGATACCATCAAGTCGGTTCAGGATGTGAAAATTCAGGCTGCTCAGATCGCCAATCGCGTCAACAAGGGCGAAATCCCGTGGCAGGAAGGTGATAAGCTGATTGCCGCCCTGCCCGACCCGTATGCCAATTTCAAAGCCTACCGGAAGGCAGCATCAGGCGGATCGGATAAGTCACTGACCGGTGAAGTTCCGAATGAATCCGGTCCTGTCGGCGGTGGTGTGACCGTCGTATCGACCGAAGAACAGTTCAATGCCCTGCCGAAGGGCACGCGCTTCCGCTTCGATGACGAACAGACCGTACGGGTGAAGTGATGGCGAACTATATCCGTTACTTCAACCAGAACGCGACCCGTAGTCAGCCGCTTGATGAAGACCTTATCAAGCGTCTAGCCTACCTTGAGGACATGGGCATCACCGCTCACGTCATTTCTGGCGGTCAGCCGGGTATCGATGAAGGCGGCGCTCGCACCGGCTCAGTCCGCCACGACCACGGTCATTCGATGGATGCCGATTTTTACATGGGCGATCGTAAGCTGGACTGGAATAACCCTGACGACTTGCCGATCTTTCAAAAAATCGTCTCCCAAGGCAAAGCCGCTGGCATCACCGGTATCGGCGGCGCTGACGATTACATGGGTGCCGGTCGTCTCCACATGGGCATGGGCACTCCTTCCCGTTGGGGCGCTGGCGGTAAATCTGACAACGCACCGGCTTGGCTTGCTGCTGCCTACGACGGCACGAAATACGATCCTGTCGCTGACGTCATCGCGGCTGGTCCAGCAAAACCGACATCATCACCGACCAGTGACAATCCGCTTTTTGCGATGATCCAAGGGAAATCGACGGAAACGCCCAAGCCGGAAGAGCCGAAGTCGCAGAACGGCGTATTAGTTGATGCTTATAATAGGCTAACCGGATCGAACGTGCAGGTCCCGAAAACCATTCCCGACAACGTCCCAATCTTCGGAGGGGCTGAAACGGCGAAAGTAATGAAAGGCATCGGCGGTCTTGGCGATCTCGGCAAGGCAATGTCTGCGGAGACGGAAAGTCTAAATAGACAGGCATCTCAAGCCGCCGCACGCGCTCAAGCGGGGCGCAATTCGCAGCCGGTTGAGCTTACATTTATCGATTACGCCGCTGAACGCCGCAAAAAGAAAGGCGCTCTTGGTGGGTTAGGAGGTTATTTCGTTTGAGCGATTGGAAGTCCCGCGCGAAAGCAGAAAGCACGGTAGATAACGATTGGAAGAAGCGCGTCATTGCGCAAAGCCGTCCTTTTGGTCTGACCAAGGACGACATCAACGATCTTCCCGAAGCCGACCCGATGATCCGCATGGAAATCGGCAGTTTGTCGAAGCCCGAAGATCGGCTGAAAGCTCTTCAGAAACATTATTCTGATGCTACCGCATACGACGACGAAAACTTCCTCTTCACCGATGAAGACGGCAAGGTTCGTCAGTACAATCGTTCAAGCTGGATGCCGTCTCTCGGTGACATCGCATCGATCGCGCCCGAGGCGGGTTCTGCGGTTGGTGGCGGTATTGGTGCAATTTTGGGCGGTATCGGCGGCGGTGCTGCCGGTTCGGCTGTTCCGATCGTCGGCACTGGCGCTGGCGCAATCTCAGGCGGCATGCTCGGTGCTGGAACCGGATCGGCGCTCGGCAAGGAAGCCGTCGCATCTGGACTGAATTTTATCTTTGGAAATTCTGATTCCCGCACCGCTGCTGAGACCGCAAAAGATATGGGCATTGAGTTCGCCATGGGCGCTGTCGGCGATGGTGCTGGTCGCGCTCTCGGTGCTGGTGCGAAGGGTCTCGGCAAGGCTTGGCGCAATTACGCGGTTGGCGGTGGCGTTGACGACATAGGGGAAGCTGCCATTCGTGCGGCTGATCTTCAGGCGATCGGTGTGAACCCGACCCAAGGCATGATCGCGAACAACGCCCGTACCTCTACAATGGAGCATGCGCTTATTCCGACGCGTGCCGGTCGCGAGATCGATCGTCGTATCACTGATGCTAACGCTGCGATGGGTAACGAATTCGATCGCATCACTAATGGTCTCGGTCGTCCGTTCTCGAAGGCAGAAGCCGGTGAAGCTCTTCAGAAACAGGCCCAAGCCGCAAAGGACGCTGGTTTCGCCCGGTCATCCGACCTTTATGACGATGTTGCCGCGAAGATCACATCCCCTGCCGTCGTCAGCAATACCGATCAGTTCGCCCAAAAACTTGCCGCTGAACGCGCTGGTTATGGGCAGTTCGACAGCCTGACGAAGGGCGGAACCACGGATAAGGTCATCGAAACTACCAGTGCGCTTCTGTCCGACGCGAAAAACGGCTCGATGACCTTCGATCAGTTGAAGCAAGCCCGGACGTTTATCGGTCAGCAAGCCGCCGACACTGACGACAAGGTGCTGAAGAACCACCTGAACGATCTGTACGGTTCTCTGACAGCCGACATGGAAGCGACGGCGAAAGCCAGCGGTGATGATGCGCTTCAGGCGTTCCGGAAGGCGAACAACCAGTTCAAACGTCATGTTTCGCCTGAGACCGGCTTCGGTAAAGGTTCGGACGCTGCCACACTGCTCAACAAGAACAGTGACGACGTGTTCAATTGGGCGACATCGGGCGCGAAGAACGGCGGCGACCGTATCGCGGCTGTCCGTCGTCAGGTCGTTAAATCCGAAGGCGGACAAGAAGCCTGGAATAATGTTGCCAGCGGTATGATCGAACGGCTCGGCAAGAATTCGGCTGACGAGTTCGATCCGGGCAAGTTCATGCGCGAATGGGAGCGCATTTCCCCGGAAGCCAAGAAGTCGCTGTTCCATGGCACTGCCAACAAGCAGTACGCCGACGATCTCGACCGACTTAGCCGGATCGCGAAGAATTGGACCCAGAACTATCGGAAATACGGCAACCACAGCAACACTGCCAACCATATCGCCGCGCGAGATTCACTCAATCCGCTGTCGAGTCAGAATGCCGTCGCCAGCCTGTTTGGTATGAACCAATTCGGCACCACTGGCATGCTGCTTGGCGCTGCTAAAGGTGCGGCTGCTGGAACCGTCAACGCGATCTCTCGCGGAAGCCGCGCCAAGCTGCTTCAGAATCCGGAAGTGGTCCGCATCATGGCGGAAATGCCTTCCCAGATGAAGAAGGGTGGCGTTGCGGCTCAGTTCGGCAAGCTAAATCAGTTGCGGAAGCGCACCCAAGATCAGGCACTTGCTGCCGCTCTCGCAGACTACTTCAACGACAACAACTACGCGCCCGGAAAGGATGACGAATAACAATAACAAGAGGCTGAAAAAGCTCGCATGGATTTGATCGCTACGACGTGGTCCGAACAGGATAACAACAATACGGCAAGCCCGCCCTCCGGCATCACCGGGAATATGTCTCCGTCCAGCCTAGCGCCGACGATCCGCGCGATGATGGGCGCGACCAAACGGTTCTATAACCAGATCAACCCTCTGGTAACGAGCACCGGCACGGGAGCGGCATATGTCCTTACCTACGTGCAAAATCCGACAGCATATTCCAAGGGCATCCGCTATTCGTGGTTTGCTCATGCCGATAACACGGGAGCGGCAACCGTCAACATCGGGAGTATCGGGGCGAAGCAACTGCTCTCGGTTCACGGACTGCCGCTGACTGCCGGTCAGATCAAAGCAGACGATTTTGTCGAGATGATCTACACCGGAACATCGTTCCAGTTGATCGCGGAACAGAAGCATTCGCCGCTATTCATGCACAGTGCCACCATTCAGGCATCAGGCAACAACAGCCCTACCCTGTCGCTTTCAGCAAACAGCACGATCCGCGCTCAAGCATCTTCGGGTCTGTCGGGCGGTCTCAACATCAGCCTCCGGAATGCAAACAACGCGATTGTCAAATCGCTGATCGTGCCCGAAACCGGCAACATGTCCTTTGGTGGTGACATCATCTGGACTAGCGGCAATATGGGCGCGAATTCCGCGATGAACGCCGATTTGCTCGATGGTCAACACGGCTCATTCTACAGCGATCTGACGAACTCAACCGGCACCCTGCCGAACGCGCGCCTTTCCGGAAATTACAGCTTTGGCGGATTGACGCTGACTGGCGATCTGTCGGCGAATACGGTTACCGCATCTGCTCCGGATCAGCCGACCTACGCATTCGTACGTAACGGTATCAAAACCGGTCAGATCACCGCCGATGGCTCATCTACATATTTCCGCCGTTTCAATTCCACGACTGGCGCGGCTGAAGGCTACATCCGCATCACCGGCAATGGTGTCAACGACGTCCAATACAATGGCAATACGATGTGGCATGCCGGTAACGATGGTTCCGGTTCTGGTCTTGATGCTGGCTTGCTCGAAGGTCAGAACGCGGCATATTTCCGCAACCTAGCGAACAGCACCGGCACCCTGCCCAATGCTCGCATCAGCGGCGCATATGACGGCATCACCAACCTTTCGATGACCGGAACGCTTGGTATCACCAGCGCCGCGCCGACGATCAACTTCATCGACACAACTGCCGGGTCTTGGAACACGCGTCTGATCGTGGATGCCAACAACTGGTATCTGCAAAAACAGGCTGATGGTTCGACTGCATGGACGACCTTCGCCCAATTCGAGATGGACACGACGAATGCGTACCTGAATGGCTCGCAAATCCTCACTTCGGCGAACCACGGTCACATCAATTTTGGCACGACCCAAGCGACGGCGCGAACGGCACTTGGTCTTGGTGAATACGCTTATCTCAACCGATCGGCGTTTTACACCGCTGGTGCTATCGGCACCTACGCCTTCGCGCGCCGAAGTGGCTCAACCGACCCTGACTTTGGTGACACGATTGCTGGTTCAAGCCTTCAGCCGACGAACGGAAACGCATCGGTTTCTGGCACACTCAGCGGAACGTGGCGCTGCCTTGGTTATGTTCAAGCTGGCTCTTCAACATCTGGTGCTGTCACTCTTTGGATTAGAATTTCATGACTTTGAATTTTAAAAACGCAAAATTCATCAACGCGGAACTTACCGCTATCGATCTTGAATTGAACCATCCATCTTTCGGCTGGATACCATTTACGGCACGGGCTGGCGACGTTGAAGAGTATGGTCGATCTCTGTTCGCTCTAGCCGAATCGAGCGCCGCCCCATTCGTCGCCCCGGTTTACACGGCTGATGAACTTCGTGCTCGGATGCCAAATCTTACCGCTCGTCAATTTTGGATGACGGCGGCAAACATCAATATCGATAAGGATGTTCTGCTTGCGGCTATCAAGGCTGAAATGGAAGATTCGATCGATCGTAAAATGATGATTGCCGAACTCGAATCCAGCACATTTGAACGTCTCAATCCAACCGTTATCGATCTTATGGTTCTAATGGATATCCCGGCAGAACAGGTGGATGATCTTTGGGTGTGGGCGTCGGGACTTTGAACCTGCGTCAATTCTGATAGGTTCATAACCTTCGCAAGAAGTATGGATCGCATCGGTGGGAAAGCCAAAATTTGACGAAGAGTTTCACGATTCCGAAACCGGGCAATTCATCGCTACAGCAGCGATGTACGCTCGATCGGCAAGGATTTTGAGGGAAAGTGACCAGTGGGAGCGACAATCCTCGATGCTTGTCCGACCGACGCTTCATCTTTTGTCTCATGCAGTCGAAATGCTTCTAAAATTCCCTTTGATCTATTCAGGACAGACACCGAAGCAGGTGCGGGATGAATTCGGTCATCGACTAGATGATCTCTGGATGCAGGATGAGAACCAATTCATTCGAGAGAGTGTCCTGCTCAACGCCAGAAAACATTGGGTCTACGCTCGCGATAGTGGTAAGTGGCCTCACGACGACTTCACACCTGATCCAGAAGAGGCGGTCCAACGGGCACTTGAACAGCTTGGGCGTCTAAGCGGTAGGGCGACGTCTTTTGCACTTAAATACATTTATCCGGCAAACGAACCAGCGCCACGACCGGCATTTCTGATCGACGTGTTCGGTGACACAATTGAGGAAGGCGTGGGGAACCCTCGATCCCTTCTCGTAGGATGGAGTGATGAACGCGATCTGTGATGGGATCGTTTCGCGTTGGCGTAGCTCCCCCTTTATCGAACGTCGTATCCCCAAACCTTCAGGGTGGATGTGTTATCCCCGGTGTAGTTTGTCGTACCCGCCGTATCATTCGCCATCCGGACGAAAAGGAACGGGTTCGCTGGCATGGTCGCATCATAGGCAATCCGGATAACAACACGCCAGAAACCATCGGCATCCTGTGTCGATGTCATGCTTTGATGAACCTGAGCAGTCCCATCATCACCGGTCGTTCGTGCGACAGCACCAGTGGCAAGATTGATGCTGTATTTCAGAGCCGCGTAGTTGCCACCATTCTTGCCGATTTCGATGACTGCATTTCGAGTGCCAGTTCCGCGTGCGATGCTGACCGAATATTCTTTCGTCGTGCTCGCCAGTGTGAGCGATGACGTGATGAAGATATTGTGGTTCGGATCGGTAGACAGTTCGCGGATTTCTGCCGCCGTCAGCTTATGTTCCGGTGAGTAAACGTCTTGAGCCGTCCGGGCAGTACCGGCACCCAAGCTCCAACCAGTCAGGCTCTTGTTCTGGTAGATCGCACCAGACGCAAGCGCGACACCGGCATTTACCGCACTTGCGCCAGTGATCTTGGAAGGAACGTTGAAGTTCGCGCCGTTCGCCGCCGTCTTGTTGCCGGTCGCATTCCAGTGAGTACCGTCCGCCGAATGTGACAGCGAAATAACCGTACCGGGTGTGACCGGGCTTTCCGTGCCGACTGCGATATCGACCACATTCGGGCGAGTGCGAAGATCAGTGTTACGCGTGCGGCGCTGTGGGTCGCGCGTGGCATTGTAAACCGTGTTGGCGACGTTCGATGTGACAACAGCCGGGATCGTCGGATAGAAATACGATTTGTTCGTATGACGCGATTTTGCGGCTTCGACATAACCATCGACCTGAACAGCCGTGTAGTTATTGAAGATCATATCGTTTGTGCCGAGCGCATAGAAAATGTTATCCGTCATATTCAACAGACGGTCGCGACGAACGGTCTTGGTCGAATCTGACATTTCAAATGCAGTCCCGCCCGGTACGGAAACGTCGATACCAGCCATATAAGGCGTCAACAGACGAGCGACTGAACCAATACCACCTTGCAGCGTATCAGGAACATCGCAGACCGCACCACTGACCAGAACACCAGAATGGTTGCTATCGCCGGACACACCGAACGTCGGACGCGTCAGCTTGCCGCCGATGAAGGACGGACCATAGAAGTCGCCGCCACCAGCCCATGTGTTAGAATATGAATTGCCGGTTCCGATCTGGTTTGGAACAGACGCACCATATTGGAGCGCTTCACCATTCGCATAGTCGGCGCGAGCATGAGAGTAATAGCCGCCGTTCGGGAAGTTGCCTTTGAAATTAATCCAGAAGTGGCTTCCGACCTTTGGGCGAACGGTAGGACCATAAAGCTTTGCGTCTTCGAATGCGGCGGCTGATGCGACATTTGCACCGGCTTTCGTTTGAAGAACAGTGATCCTCTGAACACCGGTCGCATCGATCCATTTGATCGACGCTTCGATCGCGGCGGTTCCGCCCGTGGACCATTCGCCATAGCCAGCGGATGCACCGTAGTGTGGAAACCACACTTGGAAGCTGCCGTCTGCGATATCTTCATATGCAACGCCATGAACCGTGCCGCCGACAGCCGGATTTGCGGACCCAAGGCCCTGCCCGCCGTTATATTCATTGGCGAGTGCCTTGACATAAGACAGCGGACGAAGTCGCTCTAACGCCGCGCCAGCGGGCTTCAGAAAACTAAGGTTCGAGAAGCCGAAACCAAGCCCGAAGTCCATCAGGCGCTTACAACCGTCACTTTCACGCCAGAGCGGATGGAGAACGGGAACGACTGACCGGCAGTGATCTTCACGCGCGGTGTGACAGCGGCATTCGGGGCGGCGGCACCGCTTGAGAAGGCGACGTAGATGTCCGCCAAGGCGGTTATGATCAGATACTTCTTCGATGCGGCAGTGAAGGTGTAGACCGCCCCGCTATCCAATTCTTGCGATTCAAAATCGCAAGACATCACAGGGGCGTCAGGGGTAATATTAGAAAAGACGAGTTGGGCAACAGCCATAAAATCAAGGCTCCATAGAGTTTTATGGAGTATTTAGCTGATGTCTCATCTTGAAATTTCTCGGTTGAACACGGAACTTAAGTCGCACTCATAAGTTTAAGCCGACCAACGGGGGATTTCTTCATGTCTGCTGACGATGTTATATTTTCGCAATGCTTCGACGATGGGCGAAGAGCGGCGCGTATCGGTCTGCCTCGCACAACAAACCCTTATCTGGACGAAGGGTCGATCGAATTGGACGCATGGATAGAGGGCTACGAGACTGTAGACAGCAGCGAAATCATACCGATCGAACGTATCCATCTCTTTCATCTTGGAAGAGAAGCCGCCGAGCGTGGTGATCCCGCTTCGATGTGCCCGTACATGAATGACGATAATCCAGAAAGAATGGAAATTTGGCTGTTGGGATACGCGCCCTATGTCGATCCGGAACTGACTGCGAATGACAACGTTCCGCCGACCTAAGCTGCCGCCTTGATAGCAGCAAAAAACAGCTTGGCTTCAGCGGCAATCTTGTCAGCTTTGTCGAGTGAATTGATGATCTTCCTAGCGCCGACCCAATCGGTCGTGTTGCTGTTGAAGTAGTCGGACAGCTTCTTGCCGGTAAAGCGACCATTGGTCATGCCATCCCACATCGCGTTTACAGACACATCCACCTGAAGCATGCGGTCCGGATTGTCCTCGCAGCCATATTTCCGATAATTGTCCCTCCCCGTAATCTGGCAAATTCCTCTTCCGCGATATTTCCAGCCATCGCCAGACGCTTCCGATCCATTGCCCATACGATTCCCATATGCGCGATTTGCGATCGCTTCCGGCTTGCGTGCGTACTTCTCCGCATCGGCAGCACTGAAATATTTCGGGAACGTGGCTCGAAGACCGGAAGCTGAGTAGTTCAGGTTCTCAGCGATCGGCACCATCTTGCCGCCTGTTTCGTGATAGGCGGTAGCCAGAGCATAAGCCAACCAGCGTGGATCAAGCTTTTCCATCTTATCGATGATGGCGGTGATGCCTTTGACCTGATCGGTCGTCAGTGATCCACGGAATAGAGGACTACGAATGTTGTCGAAGAAGGCTGTTCTATTCATAGTCCTTTCTGCCGAACGGCTTTAACTTGTTGATTGACATCGTTGATTTTATTGGTATAATCAGGGTAACCTGTAGGAAATATAGATAGAACCTATTCAGTCGTTCATAGCTACAGTTCGAATGCGCTATGCGCATATGCCCGGAGGGCATTCATACCGTATGTATTTCCCTTTGATTGAATAGAAAAGGACGCCTTTATAGCGCCCTCTCTTCCATCATCTTCATCGCCTTTTTCAGTTCAGTGGTTCGTTCTCGGATATCGACAAGAGCCTTCCTATACTCTTCGTTCCAACTATCGATAACAGCCATCCGATGCGCGATTGTCATGTCTTCGAATTCTTCGTGATCGTAATCAAATTTCATCGTATTCCCTCCCCTTAATCTGCCTGAAACCCGAAGCCCAAGTCGGACCATGCCTTACCAACTACACTCTCATCATGTTTCGTTTGAAGATAGATCGACTTACTCCAAGCTGTCCGGGTGATCACCTTCGATGCACGCGTACAGGATGTCCAAACAGCCGGTTGACTAATCAAACCACCACTCGCTTCCGCCGCCGCATTGCTTGACGAAAATTCGCCCCATGGCGTCGTAAATACGCCGACGACACGCATCTGTCGTCCAGTCCAGCGTTCGCGTTGCTTCTCGCGGAAATCCTCTTTGACAACGCGAATTCCAGCGCCACCACGCTTCGTATTATATTCTGGATTTCGGGTCTCAATGTATGCTTTTTCGCGCTCAGCCAAATTCGATTGATCGCAATATTCGATAACACGAAAATCCATCGCTGAATTGCCGACAGCCGAATTCTGAAAATCAATCAACATCTCAGTCGTCTTAGCGTTGCCAAGATGTAGACTGCGATAGTGGTGATATTTGCGGCGCTTTAGGTTGCTCGATGCGCCGATATAAGATCTTCCAGTATCGACGTGAGTGAATATGTAAACGCCGCAATTCTGATTGTTGTTCAT